GCGGGCCGAGCCGGTGGCCGCGCTTTATGAGCAGGGGCGAGTCAGCCATGTCCGGGGCCTGGGGGCGCTGGAGGATCAGATGGTGCGGATGACGGCGGCGGGCTGGCAGGGACAGGGCTCGCCCGACCGGCTGGACGCGCTGGTCTGGGCGCTGACCGACCTGATGCTGGTCCCGTTGCAGGGCGGCCGACCCAGCGTACGGTCCCTTTAGCGGATTTAGGGAAATCGCAGGTCATATGGCCGGGCGCTTCAGGCAGCCCGGATCGTCGGGCATTGCCCGGGGCATGAAGGAGCGCGAGATGGTGTTCGATTTTCTGCGGAAGGCGCCCGGAGCGGCGGTTCCGGAACGCAAGGCAAGTGCCGTGGGGCGGGTGATCGCCTGGGGCAATGCGGGCCGCGTGGCCTGGAGCCCCCGGGACACGGCCAGCCTGACGCGGACCGGGTTTCAGGGCAACCCGGTGGGTTTCCGGGTGGTGCGGCTGATCGCCGAGGCGGCGGCGGCGCTGCCTCTGGTCTGCCAGACGGTCGAGCAGCGGTTCGAGACGCATCCCGTGCTGGGGCTGGTCAACCGCCCGAACGGCAATCAGGGCCGGGCGGAGTTCCTGGAGGCGGTCTATAGCTACCTGCTTCTGTCGGGGAACGCCTATGTCGAGGCGGTGCCGGGGATGACTTCGGTGCCGGGCGAGTTGCATGTACTGCGGTCGGACCGGATGCACCTTGTCCCCGGCGCGGATGGCTGGCCGGTGGCGTATGACTATACGGTCGGCGGGCGGACGCATCGCTATGACGTGACGGGCGCGATGAGCGCGATCTGCCATCTCAAGACCTTCCATCCGCAGGATGACCATTACGGGTTCTCGCCCATGCAGGCGGCGGCGGTGGCGGTGGATGTGCATAACAGCGCGTCGAGCTGGTCGAAGGCGCTTCTGGACAATGCGGCGCGGCCATCGGGGGCGATTGTCTACAGGGGGCCGGATGGGGCGTCCTCGCTCAGTTCGGACCAGTATGAGCGGCTGGTGAGCGAGATGGAGGCGCACCATCAGGGCGCGCGGAATGCCGGGCGGCCGATGCTGCTTGAGGGCGGGCTTGACTGGAAGCCGATGGGGTTCAGCCCGTCGGACATGGAGTTCCAGAAGACCAAGGAGGCGGCGGCGCGGGAGATCGCGATCGCCTTCGGTGTCCCGCCGATGCTTCTGGGGATCCCGGGGGATGCGACCTATTCGAACTATCAGGAGGCGAACCGGGCCTTCTATCGGCTGACGGTCCTGCCCTTGGCGACCAAGGTGCTGGCGGATCTGGCGCATTGGCTGTCGGGGTTTGCGGGCGAGGCGGTGGAGCTGAAGCCGGATCTTGACCAGGTGCCGGCCCTGGCGGCCGAGCGGGATCAGCAATGGGCGCGCGTTTCGGCGGCGGAGTTCCTGACTGTGGCGGAAAAGCGGATGCTTCTGGGTCTGCCGAAGCTGGCGGAGGGCGAATGACCGCGCGGCGGGGCGAGGGGGGCTCGCGCTTTCTGTACGACAGTTTCGACGCGGCGGCGGCGCGGATCGAGGCCAACGAGCGGGTGGCCAATGAACGCTGGGCGGGGCTGGAGTATCGGCTGGGGCTGATCGAGGCGACGCTGGAGAGGCTGGAGAAACGGATCTGGGTCGGCGTCTACGGTGTGGCGGCGTTCCTGTTGGCGCAGATGGCCGAGACGGTCATCCAGGCAGCGATGAGGTGAGGCGATGAGCAATTTTGGAGCGCCGGAGCGCAAGTTCCACCGGCCCGAAGCGGGGCTGGTTGTCCGCGAGGGGCATGTGGTGGAGGGCTATGCCTCGCTGTTCGGAAAGACCGACCAGGGCGGCGACATCGTGCAGAAGGGCGCTTATGCGGCGAGCCTGAAGCGGCTTTCCGCGCGGGGCGGCCGGATCAAGATGCTGTGGCAGCATGATCCGGGCCAGCCCATCGGCGTCTGGGACGAGGTGCGCGAGGATGCCACCGGCCTGTGGGTCAAGGGGCGCATCCTGACTGAGGTGGAGAAGGGCCGCGAGGTGGCGGCGCTGGTCCAGGCGGGGGCGATCGACGGGTTGTCGATCGGCTACCGCACGGTCAGGGCGGAACGCGACGGCAAGGGGCAGCGCCTGTTGTCGGAGCTGGAGCTTTGGGAAGTCTCGCTGGTGACCTTCCCGATGCTTCCCGAGGCGCGGGTCGCGGCCAAGGGGGAGGCCCTCGACGATGGCTGGCGCCATATCGCTGCGGTCTTCGAGGACGCGCGCCGGAGCCTTGCGGGGCTGTAGCGGCCCCCATCAGCAGCAGAAGGAGAAGAGGATGATCGAGACGAAGGCTCGGGCCGGGGAAGGTTTGCCCCAAGCCCAGACACCGATGCAGTCCCCGGCCGCAGAGGCAAAGGCGGCCATGACCGGGTTCCTGAATGAATTCAACCGCTTGCAGGACGAAGTGAAATCAACGCTGAAACATCAGGAAGAGCGACTGACCATGCTGAACGCAAAGACGATGTCCTATGGCCGCCCGGCGCTTTCGGTCCGCGCAGAGGTGGAAGTCCCGCATCAGAAGGCGTTCAACGCCTATCTGCGCTCGGGCGATGATGACGGGCTGCGCGGCCTGAGCCTTGAGGGCAAGGCGATGTCTTCGGCCGTGGCGGCGGATGGCGGCTATCTGGTGGATCCGCAGACCGCGGATCGTATCCGGTCGATGCTGCTGGCGACCTCGTCGCTGCGGTCGATTGCCAATGTGGTGCAGGTCGAGGCGAGTTCGTTCGACGTGATCGTGGATCGCAGCGAAGTGGGCTCGGGGTGGGCGACGGAGACCGGCGCGCAAGCCGAGACGGCGACCCCGATCATCGAGCGCATCTCGGTCAAGCTGCATGAACTGTCGGCGATGCCCAAGGCCAGCCAGCGCCTGCTGGACGACAGCGCCTTCGACGTGGAGGGCTGGTTGGCCGAGAAGATCGCGACGCGCTTCACCCGCGCCGAGGCCGCAGCCTTCATCAACGGCGATGGCGTGGACAAGCCGAAGGGGATTCTGCTGCCGGCCAAGGTGGCCAATGCGTCCTGGACCTGGGGGCAGATCGGCTATGTCCCGACCGGGGCTGCGGCGGATTTCGCGGCGACCAACGCGGTCGACTGCATCGTGAACCTGGTCTACGCGCTGGGGGCCGACTACCGGGCGAACGGGACTTTCGTGATGAATTCGAAGACCGTGGGCGCGGTGCGCAAGATGAAGGACGCGGATGGCCGCTTCATGTGGTCGGACGGTCTTGCCGCGAACGAGCCGGCGCGGCTGATGGGCTATCCGGTGCTGGTCTGCGAGGACATGCCGGATGTGGGGGCCAATGCCTATCCCATCGCCTTCGGCGACTTCCGCGCGGCCTATACCATCGCGGAACGCCCGGATCTGCGCATCCTGCGGGATCCGTTCTCGGCCAAGCCCAATGTCCTGTTCTACGCCAACAAGCGGGTGGGCGGCGACATCACCGATTATGCGGCGATCAAGCTGCTGAAAGTCGCCGTGTCGTGATGAGCCGGGCCCGGTCCCCAGCGGGGGGGCCGGGCCAATCCCAAGCCCCAATGACCCGGCCGCAGGCGGAGATCTGACCATGATGTTGACCGAGGAAACCCCGGTGCCCCTGGGGGCGCTGCCGGTGGATGAGATGAAGGACCATCTGCGGATGGGCAGTGGCTTTGCCGAGGACGGGCTGCAGGACGGGCTGATCGAGACCTACCTTCGCGCAGCCATGGCGGCCATCGAGGGACGGATCGGCAAGATGCTGTTCCAGCGCCGGTTCCTGTGGCTGACCGAATGCTGGCGTGAGGCGGAGCAGGCGCTGCCGGTCTCGCCGGTGGCCGGGATCGTCAGCTTGACACTGGTCGATGCGGCCGGGGGCGAGGAGGTGGTGCCGGAGGGAGCCTTCCGGCTGGTCAAGGATCTCCATCGGCCGCGGCTGGCGGGGGTGGGGAACTCGCTGCCGGTGATCCCGAGTGAGGGGGTGGCGAAGGTGCGGTTCGACGCCGGGTTCGGAGCCGCCTGGACGGATATCCCCGTGGATCTTCGGCAGGCGGTTCTGTTGCTGGCGGGGGAATATTATGAGCATCGGCACG